CATTTGTTCCTCATCAAAATGTTTTTCACGCATTGCTGCCTGAATTTTCAAATGTAATAGTTCATCACGAGAAATCATAAGTCATAGAGGTAGTTTTGCTCTCGAAGTTTTCTTCATAAAGTTTAGACTGATGGCATCATACTTCAGTCTTTCTTTGAGTGGTTTTGAGATTAACTTTGTTACTGAGTCTACCTCAATATTGTTAATCTCACAATAGTAGCAAATGGCATCAATATAATTCATGCCTTCCTTTGCCACTATGGTTTCTATTTCCATAGAAAACTTAGATGGTGTTAGAAATTTACTTTCTAGTGCTTGTTCCAGTTCCTTATTGGTTTCCATAGAGTTCCAGTTTATCTGTAACAAACTTTCTAATGTATTTGCTGAGAAGTTTGATGTACTTTGATTTGTCTCGTTCTTCATAGACGACGCATTCTCCATTTTCACAGGCCATGATAATTACAAGTTTTTTGACAGAAATTCCTGTCAGTTCGTACAGCATACAACCATATGCCATGCACTGCACAAAGTAGTGGTCAATCCACTCTCGTGGTTTTGGTTTTGCTGATGTCTTAAAGTCAATTATTGCTAACTCACCCTCGTATTCTGCAATACAATCGACGGTTCCCGCAATCCCTAACTGTTTACTATATAGGGAACCTTCCAGGGCATGGATATTATTTATATTCTTTAACTTGTGTTTAGAGATTTTAAACAAAAATTCTGAAATAGGTGGAACCTCAGGAAGTTCCTCATTTTTCATGAAGTATTCGACTAAAGTGTGCATATCGGTGCCACGTTTTGTAGCACGTTTTGTGACACGATCTGCTTCTTCATTACCAACTTTCTTTCTCCATTTAATAAAGATTTCCTTATTAAAATGACTGGTAATCGAAGTAATAGAGACCAGTCGGAGAAGTTCTTCTTCATCGGGGACAGAATAGTATCTCACCCCATCAATAGTCTCCCTCTCAAGTTGAGGAAGACTAATATCAACATGATTAAACATTACATACCTGCTTCCATTTTTGCGATGATGTACTCTTTGACTAAACCTGAACGGACAATATCGTCAATCTCAAATTCAATAACGTCAAAAGACGGCATTTTTCTAAGGATATTCATAAAATCCATAATACCGTTACGATCATTGGTTTTTGTCAAATCTGATTGTCTGGCATCGCCACAGAAACAAATTTTACTATTTTCACCAATTCTTGTAATTATACTATCAAGTTCATGAAAATTCAAGTTTTGAAATTCATCAACTATGATAACAGCATTATCAAGAGTTGTTCCTCTCAGAAATGATGTGCTCCAAAATTTGATTGTCTCTTGTGCCTTGAGATTTCCATACAACATTTCAAAGTCAACATCAGATGACATCTGAAACATATATTTTACCATAGACTTATATGGAATTTGATACAGAGAAGATTTATCTTCATGGTCACCAGGAAGAAAACCAATCTCGCGAGTAGCAATCAGAGATCTGACAATGTATACATTTTCATATGGAGTATTCTCGTCAAGAACATCTTTTAGTGCATTATATAAGGTAATAAAAGTCTTACCTGTACCTGCACATCCATATGCAACTAGATGTTTGTTTTCGGCATAAGAACTGAACAATCTTTTTTGATTTTCAGTGAGAGGTTCAATATCGACCAAGTAGTTAGAACCTAGGGGTTTTTTCTTTTTCATCCTCATCGAAGTCATACCTACCCCAATAGGTTCTTCTGAGGTCTTTTTTCTTCTAGGCATACTAAATTTTCTTTACTCTTGAACCAGGTGCTTTCTGTGCCTTTGCAAGCACTTCATTCCAACCAGGATTTTTGGCAATTAGTTTATTTTGCCAATCTCCAACCTCTCCCGGTTGAGGACAAGTTGATGGGTCAGACCAATCTCTTTTCCACTCGGGATTATCATCACACCATTGAGACCAATCATGAACACTCATCACTACTTCTTTTTGTTCACCGGTTTCTTTGTGAACTACAGGATATGTTGACATTGTTAAGAATTCAATATAAAAATATTTAGACCCATTCCAGGGCTTCTGATACAGCAGGAAATTGTTCGACAAAAATTTCCCTACATCCCTCTGCGATGTTCATGTGTTCTTTTTGAGTGCCATGTGCAGAACGCAGAGAAATATAATGAATCCATGAACGACATGAACCTGTCATATAGATTCTGGTGGGAGTGCATAATGGAAGCACATTTCTTGCACATTCCTTTGCCACACCACTATCGAGCATCTGTTGATACAGTGCCATAGAGGAATCAAATAGAGTCTGCATTTGCATCTCTAGTTTCTGAGTAATGAAAGGATCAAGATCATCAATAGAGTTCTGACGATTCTTTGTATCCTGTCTACGAAGTTCAGGCAGAGGAATCTTATCGCCAAGCAGAGATGAATCTGCATACCGTTGGGAGAATTCTTGATATGTGAACGATCTGTGACGTAAAATTTGAGCCGCGATTGCACGAGTGGTCTCAATTTCCAGAGTCATGGTGGATTGTTCAAAAACAGACCAATGATTATGCTTAATACAATAGCGTAAAAGACCTGTATACTTTTCATTGTTTTGATTTGATGGATTAGAAACTCTAGCAATATATGCCATAGTTTGTTCCGCATCAGGAGTGACGCTTACAAGTTTAACGTTCATTTTTTACCAAATCCTTCGGGTTTCATTCTTTGTTTTTTCTTTACTGATGATTCTAGTAATTCAAGTTGTTCTTGCATATACTTAAGTTCTTCACTACTATACAAATAATCTTGAGAAATTGCATCCTTTAGATCTTTAATTAGTTTTTTAGTCTTCATCCATCATCATCCTCAAAAATTTCATCATAGTCCGTGATGTAGTTGGAAGCAGGATCATCAAAGTTTTCCTGCTTGGAAACATATGCTTCTTTGTCCGAATATATTTCAGACTTCAAAGCATCAACTAATAGTTCTAAATTTCGAACAATTAATTTTAAGTTGTCCTTTTCCATAAAATTGCATATGGTGTCTTGATAGTTTACACAAAAAAAGGGGGTTAGTCAACCCCCCTGATAATTTGATGTAAGTGACTCACTTATTGTAGGTGCGACCACGATAGCAGAAAGTACCGTGTGCCTCCTTTGATTCTACACAACGAGTATCATACTCGACACCACGATATGAGGTGTGAGAGATCTGAGCGTCATGAAGTGCAGATGCTTTTTCAATCTGCTTTTTGACCATTTGAAGTGTGTTCATTTGTTTACTCCTAAAGTAGTTGGATTTTTAGGTCCGTTCCTTTAGTCGTTTGCGTCCCATGGACAATTAGGAGTTGCCTCCTGAATTGTATCAATCAATTCTACTTTGACAATAGAATTCAAGTTTTCATTTGATTGGATCCTGAGCATGATAGCATCAGCATCTTCACATAGAAGACTAGAATAAAGAAGAAGATCTACCATAGGATGAACGCTCCGTTCCGCGACTTACTTGCGTCCCACTCAGTGTGGGATGAACGACAGGTATATTATATACCCTCTTTAATATATAGTCAAGTTTTTTTGTAATATCTGATACCAATTATTTTTTCTTTTTGGTTTTGGGTGGTTCATTGCCCCACATCTTGGGGTTGATTCTGCCCTCTGTCTGCTTCATGGTTACAAAGTTGTCACGATGCTTGTCCCAATAGGCATCAAAAATTTCTGATTGTTTTCCGGCAGAAACAATATCAAAACACGAGGTTCCCTCTGATTTATATTCAATTATAAATGCATTAGACGGAAGAGTTTTGTCCTGTGCGAATTCAGGATCACAGTTTTCATGGATTACTTTCATAATTTAGGAACGATCCCCCCAAACAATATTAGGATATGCTTCAGAAACAATATCTTTTGAAATCTTATACTTTGTTTCTAATTGTTTATCTTTAACCAAAACAAGTATTTCTGCTTCTAATGGATGAAGTCCTTGAAGAATATTAATGTACATTGTTTCGCGACGAATGGAATTGATGCCATCATTCCCACCTTTGACAAAATGATAAAAATGCTTTGATTCTCTACGAATAGTTGTATGACCTTGCTGATCACTAGCACCTAATGAAAAATTACCACTCTCGTGCATTTTACGAACTTCTTCAGAAATTTTAGTGGTCAAAGTTCCAGAGTAAGTATTCTGCTCATCATATCCAACATAGGGAACAGGACCTTCTGGAAGGATCGAGACAATAGATTGATCAAAATTCCAAACAAAAATTCTCCTCAGTGATGAGTCATCATACTTCTTTAGTATTTCAATTTTCTTCTGTTTAGTTCTTGAACGAGACACCAAGTCAAAAACTTCAAATGCCAATGGATTTTGGGGAAGATTGTCAACCACAAAAGAAGTTGTTTTCTTTTTTGTGGTTGATTTTCTTTTATTCGTTGTTGCCGTCGTCGCTACTTTCTTCGCTGTCGTCATGATAGTTCTCAAAATTAAATGCAATTACTTCGTCTGGGATTAAATTACCCTGGTTGTCAAACATTTCGGGATGAGGTCTTGGTACTTCCCGATAGTTCATCATATATTCTCTAGCAGTCCAACCGATGACCAGTCCGATAATGAGAAACAAAACGGTTAGAAATGAACCAAAGACTAAACTTACTGCTAACATGTATCTTACCTCAGGACTAATTTTTTTGCTTGGACTTTTTCTTCTCCTACCTAATACGAGTTCGATATCATGATTAACATGATAGTTGTTTTTATTTAGTGATGAATCAGAGGACCCTGTTCTCTTGTAAAAATTTGATCGTGTCAACACATCCTCCTAATTTTTTAGCGTCACACACTACTTGTGGAAAGGTTGAGTTTTCGCCAAATTCATTGAAAAATGATTGCTTATCAAAATCCTTTCCTAAAGTATAAACTACAAATTTGCTTTCTGTCAACTTCAATACTTTTTTTATCTTGTCGCAATATGGACAATCTTCTTTGGAAAACACTGCAAAATTCATACGCTTATGAAGAGTAACACATTAATTTATAAAATAAAAAGAGAGGAGAAAGCATTTTCCCCTCTAATATTATACATCACTAACAAACCTTTCCCACCACAGAAAGGATCTTCAGTCCCAAAGTCACAGGGATTTTGAAGACATACATATTGTATGGTATTTTTAATTTAGTGTCAAGTGAGTTGACAAATTGACCTGAACTAGATAAAATTACTACAGCAAATGATAGAGGTATGTAATTTAAATGTCAATAAGTTTTGATGATCTGACTGGTAAAAAACCTCTGCAACAACAGCAACCACCACAATCACAAGACGAATTGCTGTCGTTATTTCCCACACCAGTCCTCATCGCACAATATCCAATTCCCTATGATAAGGAATTAGAATATATTCGTAACCTTCCCTGCCGTAGAGAAAACAAGGGTGGTGATGCTGGTAATAAGATTCACTATAATAGACAATCTGAAGATACTTTTGTATTGGATAAACCAGAACTTTCTAACATCAGGGAGTTCATCAGATCCAAAATCTTTAAGTTTGCACGAGAGGTCATGTGCTCTAGTGATGAGGTGGTGATTACTCAGTCCTGGATCAATAAGTCTGGTAAGGGTGAGTCACATCATGAACATGTGCATCCTAATAGTATGATTAGTGGTGTATGGTATCCTGTCATCAATGAGCAATTACCACCGATTCAGTTTCGTAGCAGACAGCAACGAGACATACAACTGTCTAACGATAAGTATAACAACTTCAATAGTGCAACATTCTTGCTGCCCATGAAGATGGGAGAGTTAATCATCTTCCCAAGTAATCTCACTCATAGTGTTCCTGCTAATCAATCAGAGACTGAACGTATCAGTTTGTCCTTCAATACCTGGGTCAAGGGTAGTCTTGGTGACATCAATTCACTGACCTATCTTCCACTTGATCGCTGCGTATGACCTCTGCACTAGCACGACCGCTGCCAGACTTTCATGGGTTTGGTTATAGAATTGCACAGATAGAAAATAATACTCACTGCAACTATAAGTGCTGGTTTTGTCCCAATGCTTATGATAAACCAGCACCGAAAGAGTGTATGACCATAGAGCAGTTTCGTAAGATCCTTACAGAAATTCGTTCGGTTTATACACCATGGGAACTGAATGATGTCTCATTTGCCACATATAATGAACCTAACCTTGATGAAACATTCAGGGAAAAGTTACAGATAATGACTGATATGGGATTTAATTATGAACATATCTCTAATGGCAGTATGGTAACAACCGAACTCACTGATTGGTTGATTGCCAATCCACAACGAATTAAACAGTTTCGTCTCAACATTCCTACGATGGATGAAAAGAAGTGGAAGGACATTACAGGTTCATCTACTGCTGTAATGTATAAGATGTATTACCAGTTAATGTATCTGTTTGAGAACTCACAGAGACTTAACTTTCCCATCACTGTAATTGTGAATGGTGATGGTAGTGCAAGTCATAAAGAAGAGTTTATGAAGGTGTATCAGAAATTCCAAAGATGTCCTCCTGGTATTAACTTCAGCATGACTGGATTGATTGACAGGGCTGGCACACTTGATGGTGCAGAGTGTGAAACACAGTCCCTAGATAGTAGAACTATTGATTGGGGTGATGACCCAATTAAA